GGTAGCTGTTGTGTTTGATTTATTGCATTTAATATATCAGTAAGATTGGATGTCAATTGTTCTTGCAAACAAGATGTTGATGCCCAATGAAGTATTGCAATTTGAGTTTGCCCTGAAGTTAAAGAGGTTGCTAGAGAGTTTGCAATACCTGTTGCTAACGCTATAAGTTGAGGCCATTCACCACCCTGAACACTACTAGAATTATCAATACCAATAACTATATCTGTATCTCCACAAATATCACCTTCTTGGTCACAGGTTTCAGTAGCAGGATTATAAATGTAACCTTCTGGACAAAGTGCTGGGCCAGATATTACAGCTTCGCATAAACCTGTTTCAGGATTTAATGTTGTTTTAGTAGGGCATTCGCCACACGGTGTTTCAATAGAACCATCAAGCGCATAGGCTCTATTATTAGGATTCTCTACAACATTGATTGTTGTTCCACTATCTGTTGTTAAAAAAAGAACTCCTGTAGAAGGAATTCCAGAATCATCTGATACAAATGTTACTCTTGATAAAGTATGAGCAAAAATATCTCTATAAGCAACTAAAGTAGCAATAGAATTTACATTTGTAAATGTTAATCCATAGTCAGTGCTTAGCCAAATTAAACCATTTGAATCAAACGCATAAACATTAGGTCCAAATTTATCAAGAGCAGCATCACCTGGAGCAAAAACTAACGGTTGAACATTTGTAAATGTTAATCCATCATCATTACTATGATAGATACCATCTCCTGTAATAACAGTTATGTTACCACCTGTTGCTACAATGTCATTAATAGGAACACTTGGGCTAATAGGATTTCCACCATTTAAGACTACCCAGTTTGCTCCGCCATCAAACGACCTAAAAAGCTTGTCATAAATAGATATGTAACCACTTGCTAGATATTCAAAGAAAACATTACTCACATAATACTGTGAGGTATAAATAGCACCAGGACCATATGCAATAATAGGATCAAAAGAATTACTTACAAAAGTATTACCACCATCATTAGAACGCAGAATCCCAGCTCCAACAGCAATAATATTTAAGCTGTTTATATACTGAGTTTCATTTAAAATAATGCTTGTTCCAGGTATAATTGTATAAGAATTGCTTCCATCTGTTGATTTGTAAATACCTCCTGGTGAACTAGTTATAAGGGTGTTATAACCATTGTAAGGATCGCATGTTATGTTCTTAACATAGTATGTTGGTGGTACACCAACAGAAGGTGTGTTAGTCCATGTGGTTCCCTGATCATCAGAGACCCACACCGGACTTAAAGCCCCTACAAATATTGCATATGTTCTTTGTGCCATGTTATAATTTGTCTAATCTAGCATCATTCACAACGGGCTTTGTTGTTTTTTCTGTACCTTCTTTTAAAGAGTTTACACATTTAGCACAGCCCTGCTTACCATTTGCAAGAACTCTTTTTTGACATCCGCAACCTAAAGTTGCTCCACAATTAGCACATTTCATATTTGTTGGTTTTTAATGATTAATTGCATGAGTCACATCCACATCCGCATGCAAGTTTATTGAGTTTATTCATAACATAGTTATAAATCTCCATACCTTGTCCGGGTGTGTGGCAATATTCTACTTTTGCTTTAGCAGCCTTAAGCATAGTCTGAAGAAGCTGAAGCTCCTTGAGTTTATCCTTAAGTGGTTGTTGAGGATCACATCCTGCAACATCTAAACAACAGAGAATACTATTGATTTTGTTCAATGCTTTAGTAATGCGTAAGTGGTTATACTCAACATAAACTGTATCTTGAGGACTAACACTGTAACGTATTACATAAACACCATCAGGAAAGTCATTGTAGATATTACCACAATTTGCTGTTTGTAGTTCAATATCACATGTACTCAGGTTTACTAAGAAGCCTGGTTGTAGATCTGTATAGTTGTAGGAGGTGCTAAACCCGGGTGGGGTTATCTGAAGCTTTCCACATTCTACAGGAGCCAGATCACTATATATGCTTGCATCTACAATACGCAATATGCATGATGTAAGCGTGTCTGGGATATCTATTGCTAATTGATGTTTTTCCATTGTGTTGCAAAAATAAAAAAGGAGAGGAGAGTTTGAAGCTCCCTCTCCCTTTTAATATTCAAACTTAATAATTAGTCGTTTGTTGGTGAAACTGGTGTACATGTACCAGGACACGCAAATGTCTCTAAAGTGGTGCAACCAGAACCAGCGTTATCTAACCATTTTGTTACAAAAGCTTCAAATGTTGTATAAGAAGCTCCACCAGCAGATGGTGCAATGATCTCAAGCAAATACTGATCATTATCAAAAGTACCAGTTGGGTTGTTCAAACGTGGCACATTGTGCTGAATATAATAGCGATCATACTGTACAGCACTAAAGTCACGGTTAATAGCATCAAGTGGTCCTGTTCCCGCAGCTCCTGATGGTGTTTGACCATAAAGAATTTCACGGATACGGAGATCCAAACCAGTGTACATTGGTTGTTGCATGTAAGCTTCACCCATGATCAAATCACGTACAATGTTTTCACCATAACCAGAACCTTGGTAAGCTTCACAAGTGTTGTTTACACAAAGACCTTCAAACTTACAAGGATCACCATTCAAATCTACTTCAGATGCATAGATCTTAACTGGCTCAAGGTAAGCAATAATAGAATCATTTGGGTAGAAAGTACAGTTCTGGAAACGTGTATCTACATAAGCTCCATCAATGATCAAACCAGCAAGTGTAGTTGCATCACCAATTGTTGGATTTTGAATGAAAGCATACAACAAATCCAAGTTAGTTTGAGATGAAGTACCATCACCAAGCTCTAACCAAGTTACACCAGCATCGGTTGAATAGGTAATATGAACTTGGATGAATGGGTTGATCAATGGTGAGTTCAACAAGTTGTACGCCCACTGAGCATAAACAATCAAAGGATTAACTGCTACAGGTGCAAGAGCATCTGAAGGACAGCAACCAGTATAAGCATCAGCTGTGTAATAACTGTTACGAGTCAAGAAACGCAATACTGGAGAACCTTTAAGGTCAACACGTAAATAGTAAGTCTCATCACAGAAGAATTCTTTTGCACAAGCAGCATTATAAGTTGGTGCTTCTGGATCCCAGTTGTCTTGGTTCAAACCAACAGTTATTTGAGACTGCTGTGATGCACAAGCTTCTACTTTGTAGAAACGAGATACATACTTTGGGTTGATCAACTTTGATTTTACAGATTCAGTATAACCTCCTGCAAATGGACCAATCTGGTCAACATTGCGAAGAGATCCTGCTACTAAATACAATGGACACTTGATAGTTGCTGAACCATTAAGTGTTGCAGGTGCAGTCCAAGTTTTAGGATCAACAAATGTGAACTGACCAGTGTTCAAAGACGCACTGCTAGTCCCAGATGTTGATACAAATCCAGCGGTTCCTAAGAACGGTTTCTGGAATGCATGATTAAAATAAGCCATTTGATAAAATTTTAAAGGTTACAAATAAATATATAATCAATATAAGGAAAGGATTTTTACTTTCCAAATATTTTATAGATAATCTTTCATTTCATGATCAAGGAGACGCATAGCAATCTTATCAGTACCAAATGATTCTAATTGATCAACCCAGTTCTGCATTTTATTATGTTCTTCTACTTGTTCTTTTAAATACATCAATGCTAACTCATATAGCTGATGTTCACCCATTGATAAAGCATTTGATGCTAATTCTTTAATCTGCTTTGTAATATCAATTTCATGATCATAAGAAATTTCAATAATCTGAGGTAATCCATCATAATCTTGATCTGGGGCATCTAACTGCGGTGTAGATGGTTGAACACCAAATGATAAAAGATATGTTCTGGCCCAGTCTGCATGAGCAAACTCTTCAGTTGAATATTTTTTCCAAAGTTTTGCAGCATTTACATAACCTTTATTCTCTAACCACACCGACATTGAAAGATATATTCTTGATGAATACTCTTCCTGTTGAATGCGGTAATTCAAGTGATCAACAATAGCATCTGTAATAAGAGGATTACGCTTACCCTTCTTAGGTTTTGCAATTTTGCTAGTACTAGTAGTGCTCGTTGTTGAAGCCTCTGGTTTAAGAGTGCGCTTTAAAACATTTGCATTTTCCATTATGTGTTAGTCTGTGTTGAAGACTGAGCTATCTGATACTGGGTAATAGATTCCATATCACCAGCAAGTATCTGAACAGCTTCATCAATTAATATTTCTGTTATGTCATCTTTGAATTCACACTCTACATCAGTAGGAGATTCTGTGAGGTTGTATGGATCCACGCATCCTGCAATTTGTATCTTAACAGGAAGTCTGTAGTACATAAGCTTGACATTATCTACATCAAAATCATTATTTGTGTAAACGCGTAACCTACCTCCTACTAATGTACAGAAGGTTTCTCCCCATTCAAAGCTAGGCTTCTTAAGCTCATCATCAAGAAGCAGATTGATATTCTCCTCTTCTGCTAAATAAGTTGTAACAACATTCTTAGGATCTACACAGCAATCTTTCTTTGCAGATACCATTACCCTCTTGTATGCAAGATAATCATCAGGAAGTGAATCTGATTCAGAGTATATGTGACGGTTATTCATTACAAGATCATCCTCTTTCAATAGAATCTGAAGATCATCTACACGCATGGTAGTTTGTTCACCACCGGTCTTTGTAATGTTTATTCCCTGAATCTGTCTTCTTACCCACTGAATCATACCCTTATTGAAGGCCTCAACAATCTGCCAGCACTCAAGATTATCATAATCCTGGCTGTCTAGCTTGTTAAGCCTCTGCTTTACTTTAATTTGTAGGGTAGTGTTATTCATTACTTCTTATTCATTTTCTTAAGTGTCATTGCAAGACGTGCTCTCTGACCAAGCTTACCACCTTTCTTTGCTGCATCACGCAGTTTGCTTACAGGAATGGTCTCGCCTTTCTTAGCACCCATTTGCTCACGTAGTGCACCAGGTTTTTTGATAGCCCCTTTAATCCAGTTCTTCTCACCACCTTTTTTAAAGACACCACGTCCTTTGAGAACATCTGCTTTAGTTACCTTACCGTCACCAGTAAGATCAGGAAAAGAACCTCCTTTCTTCATGTTTGAAGCAGGTACCATTCTTGATTTAGTACCAATTGGCATGGCAATTACAGAACCGCCTTTCTCCATTTTGGATTTTTTGCTTGTCTTTTTCATATTCAATTAATTAACAGTTCCATTTACGTAAAGACTTATTAATCCTTGAGTTAGGATCATTAGCTGTCTTTGAGCTAGTCAACTTCTTCTTCATACCTTCCATTCTGGAGCAAAATGACTTTCTTCTTTTTGCATCCTTGCTTCCAGCTTTTAATTTAGAAGGTTTTGTTGTTACAGCGGTCTGCAACTTGCTACCAGGATTAGCAGCTCTATAAGAAGCAACACCCTTCTTGTTAAGACCTCCCTTAGGATCTTTGCCTTCTTTACGCTGCCATGTTGGTGTCTTTGCCATTACTTCTTGAGTTTGCGCACTGGTTTTGAAGTATTGTTTCCTACAATACCACCAAGCATTTTAACTTGATCCATTGCAGCTTTTTTAACTTGACCCATCAAAGCCTTATCCTTCATTATGTTATTATATTCATTGATGGTACGCATAGCAGATTCAACTTTCCACTGCATCTCGCGTTTTTTATCTTCTGAAGATACACTAAGTTTTTTCATGTTATCTATATGATTTGGTTTTTTGTTTGATGTTTTTAGGTTGAGAAACAAACTGTTTACCCTTCTTATTACCTTTAGCTTTAGCTTTATTGGTAGCAGCCTTTTCACCTGAGCTTAATGCATCCCAGGCAGCTTTAGGTAGATATCTTTTCTTACCATTAGCCCTAACCTCTTTACCAGAACCCTTCTTTTTATTAGCATGAGTTCCAGAGGTCATCCACTCTTGAGCAGTCCAGTTCTTTAAAGACTGCTGTGATTTAGCTAATGGCATTACTTGTATCCTCCTCCCTTTGATTTGTACTCACGCGCAAGCATCTGTGCTTTGCGTGCTGACCACTCACCCGGATCACCACCCTTACTACCAGCCTTAATTTTGTTAAACAAAGACTTTCTCATACCTGGTTTGGTATAGTTACCAGCCTGATTAACCTTTGATTTACTTTTTTTTGCTGCCGCCATATTGCATTTTTGTAGGGTATGCACCCTTTAATGCTCCATCAATCTTTTTAGTTGGAGCATTAAGGGAACTTACAAGTTTGTTTTTCTCTTGAGGTGTAAGAAGTTTGTTCATATTAGCATGCACGCTTCATACCACCCATTTTTTTCTTAGGCATTGGTACAGGCTTGTTTACCTTACCTGAAGTTTTGCCAGCAGATACTTTAGTATAAGATGCATTAGCATTTACACCACCAGATGATTTACCAGCAGATTTTTTAGTGGCGTTAAACACGCCTGAGGAGTTTTTGTTAGACATGCCACCAACTCCTTTTTTTCCAGTGCTTTTCATTATTTCTTTTTCTTTTTAGTGTTCATCATATAACCACCTTTTTTGTATGAAGGCTTTACAGGACCTCCCATAGCTTTTTTACCAGAACCCATTCTTAAACCAATTCTAGCACGCTCCTTAATAGAATCCAAATCAACTAAAGATGCAGCACCAGCTTTAGGGCTTACTGTACTAATGGCAGCAGCGAGTAACTTTTTGTTTCTTTTTGCTGCTTCAGCTTTGCTCTTATCTCTAATAGCCATGGTTTGCTCAACAGTTTTTCTGCTGATAGCTCTTTCCATCTTTTCGCGCTTAGCTTGTTCAACGCGTGCAGTAGCAGAATCTTTTTTATCAAAAGATCTGCTTGATTTTTTAGCAGCAGGCTTCTTAGCGGAAGAGCTTTTTTTAGTAGCAGTTGAACCAAGATTTGCAGGACTAGCTTTAACCATTTCAGCTTTCTTTGTCTCAAGTTCTTTCGTACCTCTTGGTTCTATTCGTGATACAGATTCTGAAGGAGATTTTGCAGCAGCTGGTGTACTAGTTTTAGCCTTGATCTTTTCAGCTTTAGCCTTAAACTTCTCTGTTACTTTAGCAGCTTTTACACCTTGCCGCGTTTCTTTAACCATCTTGCGGCCTTCTTTGCGTGCCGCTCTAATAGGATTTGGCATGATTGATTAATATTATTATGTTATACTATTAATATACTAAGATTTCCAATAGGATTCAATCTTTTTTGTAACTTCTAATAGCAATGCTTCATTTAGTGGGTTCTTAAAGTACTCCACAATCTCTTCTTGGTTTTTACCAAGCAAGGTTCCGGATTGCTTATGATAGATAAAACTATCAGTCTTAGCTACAAAAATCTTGTAGTAAATGGCATCTTTGACAATGCACTTCACCTTTAAGGTTTCCATATCCATGTCACATGCATTCAAGAAATTCTGAGAAGCTCTTGATGAACTCTTCTCTGTACCTTGACCATTGATGTAATTATCCATGTTATCATAGATCACATCATTTGGTGTAGTCTTCTTGTACTGAACACCAGCAATGTCAACAAGTTTTGCTACATAGAACATCTTGTTTTGATTCTTATCATAAAGCTTTTGAAGCTCAGACAATGCTTTGTTCTTAAGTTTCTTAGATTCAGTTTTAGTAGCCATTGTGTCTTCAAACTTATCTAAGTAGAACTTAACTGGTTTTGGTCTTGATCTCGCATCCTCATAACTCTTTGCAACCTGACTAAAACCACCAGCATTTATAGCATAGATTTTAATCAAATCAAAAGGATCACTAGGATCTAAAAATACAGGATCATTTCCACACTTAAGATCAATTCTGCTCCAGAATTCATCATTATCAGGACGAAGCAGGGTTACCTTACTCCAGAACTGAGAATCATCAATCTCAAGATAGTTAGCAGCAAGACTTTTTTCAAGGTCTGCTACTGCTGTGCGTATCTCTTTTATCTTGGCTTCTCTAGCCTCAGGGTTTGGTATATTCTTTACATCAGGTGCAAACTCATTAAGCCCAGTAACATATCTCTTAACACCATTGTTTTCAAGACATGCTAGCTGTTCATAATGAGTCACACCCTCATATAAAGTCAGACCATATTGTTCAAGACCCATATTTGAAACAGTACTGTTGAAATAAGGTCTAATTGCAATGACTCTAGGTTTTGTACCCTTAGTCTCTACCATTGTAAAACTCATAATGTGTTGGTTTTTAAAATATCAAAGTTATGAAAGTTGTGGGATTACTGTATAAAAAAATGATACAGTATCTAAGTCATTAACAGTATCTGCGTTGTAAATTCTTACATTTACAAAACCATCTGTAATAGGCATAGTTTTTACATGCACAATTGCAGAATCTGAATCAAATGTTGCAAGAGTTATTTGCACAAAAGCAGGAGTCGCTATACTACCTCCTGCATTCCAAGCTGCTTCATCAAAGATTAGTGGAAAAAGAAAGTCGCTGCTTGCAGGGATAGCTAAATCTGTAATTTTAAGCAATCCGCATGGTTTTGATAATACTAATTCACTATTTGTTGAAATAGAAAGTTCATCAGTTGCAATCTCATTACCAATGTACAATGCTGCACGGTTGAGATGTGACATTCTTGCTACTGCAGCTTCTGCTTCAGATGAAAATCTTTGAATCTGATCAGGAGAGGTAGGAAGAACTTTTTTAAGAGGAGGAATATTTGCCATTTTATTTTTTTTGTTGTTAAGGTAAATAAAAAAGGGAGGAGTTTTGACCCCTCCCCGTTTTATGATTTATTAGAATGAGCCACCAGTAATTGGGTTTCTCATAACAATTTTCAATACTTTGGTTGGGTCTTTAACCCAGATAGCAGGCATTGTTTGTGTCATGAATACTCGGTATCCATTGAACTGACCAGATGACTGGAATCCTTGAGTACGACCCATGTAGTCCATAGTACCATTCTGATACCACCACTTCAATTGGTTATCCCAAGACAACTTCAACAAGAAGATGTTATCATTGGTGTTATCAGTAATGTCAAAGATGATGAAGCTGTAAGATGACAATGGGAAACCATCAATGATTGGGTTTTCAATGTCATTGGTGTGAAGGTTATCAAACGCTGGGTTCAACACAAACTTCACGTTAGCCAAGAATGGGATAACGTAGCTAGTGTATGCAAATCCAAAGTTCAAATCCATTCCCTTACCAGTGATTGCACCAATGTCTGCAGCTTGAATCAAGAGACCAGAAGACATTGCTTCACGCTTGATAGCTTCATTAACCATGCGCATACCACCCATACCGGTTTGTACAATCAATTGACGCTTAGGATCTGGTCCCTGGAAGTCAACCTTACCTGCATAGAAGTTGTAGATTTCAGAGCGGAACAAATCAAGGTTGAAACCAGACTTGTTGTAAATACGCTTGAATGAGTTATCAAGCTGTCTCCAAAGACCCACAGATAAGCGGATATCATCTGGACCATCTTGGCGCACTCTACCACCTTGTCCCCACATTAGATAAGTCTCAATGTCAGTTGCTACTTTAGTCAAGTGAGCAGCTTCCATTGTAGTAAGGAATGTGCGGCTAAGGTTACCATTAGACATTGCCTTCTTCACATAATCTTTACCCATGCGTGTAACAAGACCTTCAAGGTTTGCAACAGCTGGGTCAACATTCTTGTCAAAGTTTCTCCAAATTTCCACAACAGGTACAGTACCATCTGAGTTCATACCACCCTTGATCATAAGATCAGCACGGCTAGACACAGAGTAGTGTACGTGTGCTTCAGCTCCTCCTACAAAGTTATAGAATTCACGGAAACCTGCAGAAGTAGTGATGTCAGAGAAACGCTCTCCATATTCACCACGTGCAGAACCTTTGCGGAAGATCTTGGTACCAGGTGACAAGATTGAAGTATCAAGACCATATGTGTTATCATTATTTACAAGCTGAACAGTGTAAACAAAACCATCACCTGTTGGGATGATATCATCCGGGGTAATGTATAATTCAGCACCGTTGTACTTGTCATAAGTGATGATATCACCATGACCAAACTCTCTGCGTGAGATTTTGATTTGAAAGGTAGTACCATCAGCTCCAAGAGTCAACGGTTCACCTTCATCAGAAGTTAATACATCATCAACAATGTAAGGAAGATCTTGTACAACTGGTGTTTGCCACTTGTATTCTCCACGTGCATTATCAACATTAATTACGTTCTTACCACCAAAGCTTGACATCTGATAAAGAGGCATTTCAACCTTCTGAGCCATAGCCCAAAGATCTACTGGACCAAGGTCCATTGGCTCTGCATTTTTCAGCATGTTAACAAGGTGGTATGAATCTACGTGTGAACTAGCTGCGTAGTTGGTATCTCGTAGAAATATACCATTGTTTAAAACTGGAGTTGCCATTTTTGTTATTTAACTTAAATTGGTTAATCTATTAATTACGTTTAAAGATGTTACCACCACTTCTGGGAATACGTCTTTGAACTGTTTCTTCTTTCTCAATAACAGGCGCACTAGATGTCATCTTAGCTTGCTCTGTTTTTAGAGTTCTAACTGTTTTCTCTACAGTTTCATTAGAACCCTTCTCTTTGATCTTTGCTTTATATCCTTCTGGATCAGCAAGTAGCCAAAGTGCTTCTGCAATTAAATCATGTCTTGGTTCTACATATTGATATTTCTCCAATAAGTGCCCAAGCATATTTGTTTGTTTACCAGAGATAGATGGATAGTTAGGTTGAACAAGTCCGCTATAAAGCATACCTTGTGTCTTTTTATCCAACTTAACACCTCCAAGTTCACCTGCATTCAATGTTTCATAAACATTAGTCATGTAGGCCTGAGCTGCTGCCTGCTGTTGTTTTCTCATTTGCTCTTGTTGAGCAAGTTTTTGAGCAACAACCTGCTCCTGCATTTTATCAAGCTTTGGCTTGAACTTTAAGGCTTTGCTTTCAAGTTCTTCTCTGTCTTTCCAAGCATAGATTTCTTCATCTATCTCTTCTTCAGTACCAAAGTTTGTAGCTCTCAAGTACTCTCTTATAATAGATTCTTGATCTTTAGGATTCTTTGGATCAAGTGTTCTCTTCTCTTCTACTTCTGAGAGTACACGGAAAAGACCTTTTAAATCTTCTCCACCATCTGCTACATATTTTGCAGCTACTTGAAGTTCTTCTGGTAAAGCGTCAAAAAACTCAACTGGTACTTCTTGCTTTACTTTGTTTTCTCTTTCAGCAAAGTTTGCTTCAATGAGTTCCTCAAAGTCATTTAAAGAATACTCTTCAATTGGCTTATCATCATCAAATGGGATGAGTTTACCAGAATCAATGAGCTTCTTTACTAATTCTACAGTACCGTCCTTAGCAACCTTAGATCTGCCTCCTGTCTTCTTTTCTTTACTAGCATCATCATCTGTCTCAGTTGATGTACCGGTAATCTCTTCATTAATCTCTTTTAAGGCGTTAAGAACTTCCTCTTGCTTTTTAACCTCCTCAGCTTTTTCTTCATCATTGTCAATAAAAGAGAGGTCCGTAGTAGGAGATGTGAACATCCCTGGTTTCTTGACCTCATCATCTGGTAGCAAAACATTTTCTGCTCCAGGTGTTCCTAAGATTTCCTCTAAGTTGATGTCTACTTGCTCAACTGAAGTACTCTCCGTAGAAACGGTGTCTTGATTAGTAATCATTTGTTGGTTTTATTCAATTATAATATAAGCAAAAATATTGGTTTAAACTTTAAAAATACATACCCTTAATATATTTAAGCGCATGATATAGCTAAACCTTATTTTTTCTTGTCCTTTTTATCAGCAGGCTTGTCATATTTGTTCTTATTCTCCTTTGCAATCTGAAGTTGTTTGTCTGCAATTTCTTTTGAAGCAGCAATCTTTTCTCTCTCAACCATGAGTTTCTCACGGTTTACTGTTTCCTTGTTTGCTTCTTTCTCACGATCCATACTCATTGCAGCCTGATACTGTTCAGTTTTTTCAACTCTGTCAAGATAATCTAAGTAATCACTTTGCTGATTCTGGTTAACATCCTGCATAGCACCATACCCAGCTGATCTAATCTGAGCAGTAAGAATATCTTTTTGTCTATCTTTCTCATTCTCACTTGCTTCAAACTCCATCTTCATACGCTGCTCTTCAACCTTAGCCTGGATCTTCTGCTCCTCAATGTTTTGAAGTTGTTGCATTTCAGCCTGCTTTTGCTGCATTTGTTTTTGCTCAGCAGTCTTAAGTACATGACTAACCTCAGCTATTGACTCAGCCTTAATTACATTTCCAAGATCATAGATAGATGCACCTGTTGTGTTATTCTGAATTGCTATTTGCTTAAGTTGTTCTAGAATAGCTCTATGGTTTGCTTTAGTAGATGCAAATATGTTCAGGTCTCTTAGTAAGAGATCTGTGCCATCAATTTCAAACATCTTGCGCTCATCATTACTTGTAATGTACTGAAGTCTGGTTGAAGGTTTTGTGGCTTGATAATACTGAGATAGGTCCGTTCTCATCTGATGCACACGAGGCATTAAATAATCACAGTGTTGTATAAAGTAAGTTTCAGTCTGGGCATAGCTAGCATTTACTGATTGCTCAATACCTGTTGCTGTCTGCCTTGTAATCTCCATACCTAGTCTCTGCGGAGTAATACCAATAACCTCAAATGCTTGTGACTTAAAGTAATTAGCAAGCTGTATCCTAGAAAGCAATCTGTTTGTTTGCTCAAGGTCTAGCTTCTGATAGTGCTGAAAAGCAAGAGCATTTTCTGTATTGGTGATTGAAGTATCCAATGGTAACATCTGGAAGTTCTTCATTGCTACATAAGCCTTGGCAAGGTTATTCTTTCCCCAATCTTCTCCTAATGAGTGTCTAGGTAAAGCGTTCTGATCAAGCAAGATTACAGTACCTAACTCATCTACTAGAATGTCAGCAATCTGATTATTTACAATGTTGTAACCAATTTGGAAAGGTTTCATCAGGTCTACAAGAGAAGTAGAACGGGTGTTTCTATCTGAAAATACGGCACCTTCTACTGGAAGCTTACAACCATACATACTTGAATCACCCTTAAATTGGAATTTAAGAGGTGTAATTCTATTGTTGTTTATACCCAAATAAATAGGGTTTATACCACCAGGATTGTTTGTTCCCCAGAAGCTTGGTCTGTTTGGACCAATTTTAAGACCACCCCAAACCTCATTAATCCAGATCCACTCAATATGCTCTCCAAAAATAAGGGTATCCTCATTCTTGTTTTTAATAACAGAGGTATTATACATAGGTTTATCAGTAACAACATAGGTTTCATCAACTATATCTTTTATTACCGATCCACTATCTGTTATTTTAGTAAGGTATCCTATTCTTCTCTGAGACTTCCAGTAACCTGTAGTAACTCTCAAAAGGTTGCTCATACCTAGATCAAAGTAATCTTCTGATTCAGACATGATCCAGTTAACAATATCACCACCGTATAAGGTGTTATCCCAAAGAGATGTATACTGTCTATATGCTAATGAAGGCATTTGGGTATTCCAATCATGAGACTTGGTACCATCATAGTAGCTACCATCATTCTGATAACCCTGAATAGGATAGCCTGCAGATCTTACTGGATAAATCAATTCCAGGGTTTTCATTTGTTCTTCTGTCATCAACCAGCCATACTTGTCAATAACATCAGAAACAGTCATCATATCAAACTTCCCTACCCATTGACTCTGGGAGATATATCTGTTGTCTGGAGACTTGTTGTAGAATGTAAGAACAGGGTTCCATAGTTCTACTTCATAATCATCATCCATCATTTTAAAATGCCAGAACTCACGATCAGTAATAAGCATGTCTCTAAAACCGCGCTCCTCTAGTTCATCCATTTTAAACCTTTCAACATCAACTCTGTGCTGATGCTCTGCCCATTCTTCAACAACGCTTCTATAACTTTTGCTGTAAAAGTCTTGAATCTCAGGAAGAGTCCTAAGATTTTCTTTTGATGTTGTCTGCTGAAACTCTTCTGAATCAACCGACATCCCCATCTCAGAAAGCTTTAATGCTAACTTCTGTTCTGCTTCAAACAACAAAACGCTTTCAATCTCTTGTCTTTTTAACTCAAGGAGCTCATTGTAAGATCTGTCATCAACAGCATTGTATGTAACTCTTGTGTTTCTTTTTGCAAATTCTGAAACAAGAGTGTTGATTACATTAGGAATGATTGGATAGAACTTTAGTTCTAATGCTGATGCGTCCTCCTTTGTAAGGACTTCTATGAGTTCTGCAAACTCTTCATCTTCCTCTATAATATAGTCACTCTTATCAATGATACCTTTTGCAAGCTTGTAATTCTTCATTAGCCTGCGGGCATTTCTCCGAATCTGCTTAAGACCCTCCCACTCTAACCAGTCTAGATTCCAAGCTGCCCACTCTTGATCCTTCTTGCTTTTTGGTAAAAACTGAATAGGCTGGTTAAGAGTACCCATTCTATTGTACTCTACTTTGGCCCCAGCCTTCATTTGCATTGCATTATATATCTGCATATTACTTGAAGTGTCTAAATGGTTGTTTTGGTATTCTCATATTTTTAAATGAGCCACCCGTGCCACCCATATGGCGAAACGGGCTCATATTTAATTTACTGAAATTATAGGACTTATCCAACATTTTGCCTCCAATTTCTTCATATCTTTTTTTATAACCTCTGTTTGCCTGCTGAACTTTAGCAAAAGCCACAAGTGCTGCAAAGGATACTAATCTATCCACGTTAACACCATCTCTGTAAGCCATCATTTCTTTCAGGAGCATGATATCCGGTATTCTCTCAATTCCGTATTGAGTCCTTACCACTTTACCATCTGCAGTTGTTTCTTCATCAAGTTCTTCCTTAATAAACTCAATAGCATAACTGATCATATGGCTTTTAAAAAGAGTTCCAGTGTTTCTCCAACCATACTCTTGGAAAACATTAGCATTTGCACCAATATCCTTTAACCAAAGAATCTGACTTCTGGGCACAAGATACTTCTGTTTCTTTCTGTTTATCATGTGTGTGATAAACTGAGGTATGTTATTTTCAACTATTGTCCAGGCATTGTACCATTCAATAATCAATTCTAATCTTTCATGAGTCTTGTTAATGTCATCAAATCTACCACACCAGGCTGCTACAATTGCATCACGCTCAATGTATGTCTCAACCTTATCACCATCATTTTTGGTTATTTCAACAGCTGATTTATAAACATAAATTGAGCACAATGATTCTGATGTAGTGGTTTTTCCTTCACCAACGGGGTCAATGGATGCATAGTATGTACCAAACTCTGGATTCTTTACAGGTCTTTCCCACACAACTAAACACCCTTCCTTATTCTCAGCATCTTTCTTAATTGGGAATTCTCTAATGGGTAATTTGTTTGTAGGAGCAACATCAGGCTTCCCTG